GACGACTACTACATGATCCGCAGCAAGAAGGGCGTAGAAGGCGAGCGGGAGATTCATGTGGTGCCGTTCAACCGCCTGAGCCGCGCCTGCCTGGAGCGGCTGAAACCGGTCTCCGGCGAAGAGGCCTTTCCGTTCATGGGCCGGTACAAGAACAATTCGATCAACGTTCAGTCCGTGTCGCGGGCAGTGACGAAGCTATGCGCGCGGCACCCGGACACGTTCAAGACGCCATTCACGCTGCGCGACCTGCGGCGGACCTGCAAAACGCTGATGGGTGTGGCGGGGATCAGCAAGGAACTTCGCGATCGCATCCAGGGGCATGCCTTCAGCGATGTTTCGTCGAAGCACTATGACCGGTACGACTACCTGAAAGAAAAAAGCCAGGGCCTCGAGGATTGGGCTACCTGGCTTGTAGATGTGGCAGGAATCGTTGAATAGGCAAAGAAAAGCCCCGCATGCGGGGCTTTTCGTTTTCTCAGGCTGTCTTAGCGACGATTACCGGCTCGTCCATGCCTCTGCTCGCGCAAATCTCTTGAATATCGCGCGCAGCTCGCTTGTACGATTCAAGCGATTTGCGAGTTTTTTCGGCATTCTCCTGACGCTGGGCATCAGTTAACGGCTCTATATGACGCAGTGATCTAAAAGTCATACGCCTATTCCCCACTCCATTGATACTCTCACCATTTAGACGGGAATCAGGCAGTCTTGGTTCCCGTAGTAAGCGTCCCGCATTCTGTGCAGGCTATGCTTGTACATTAGCTGATCTTCTTCGCTATGAAGCTCAGCTTTTAATTCAGGTTGACTCTCCTGCAGCGCGCTGTTTCGGCACATTAGGTCGAAGACTTCTTCGAACAGCTCATCGAACATCCGCATCTTCTCTTGCAGAGGCTCGCGCAGCGGGTGATCCGCCGCCATCTCATCGCAGAAACAAAGATAACCTCCTCTCTGCCTGCGTGGCCGGTGGTACATCACAACTCCCTTCTTTTTTGGGAATAGCGATTTCACCCGGTTTGTCTCTCTCATGAAGAACCATAGCCAAATCGTGGCGGCGGCACTCATCACATAGCGGCTAAACGTAATCTCTACCTGAGCTGCCGTAGAGTTCAGCGCCTCAATCAGCGCTACCATCCGATCAACATTCCCGCCTGCGTTATGGCGGAGGTGGATTTCGATCAGATCGCCATCATTCGCCTTTCGAAGGACCTCGATGATGGGGTTCACCGTTTCAGCCGAAATCACATCCTGCAATTCCAGTTTGAGCTTTGGCAGTTGCTCAACATCTTCGTGGTCAGCGCCCAGATTGGCTTCAGCGTCCAATGCACCATCCTGCTCAAAAAAACCGGTGCCGAATTCTAGAGAAACGATCGAATCCAAGCAATCGAAACCTTCGAGTTACCGTGCCGGCTAGCATATCCGCACCGCGGCTACGCTTGTCAACGCATCGGAAGGTAAAGATTATCTTTTTTTCGATAACAGGCGGTTGCCGTTAGGCGGCTTGGTGCTGGTTCCCGAGATGCCACCCCGCGGGATCCTCCAGCCAAAGACGCAGATCGGATGCTCGCCAACCGACGCGGCCTGGCGAAAGCCGGACCTGTTTCGGGAAGCGCCCGGCCTTGATCTCGCGCCAGAGCGTAGCGTGTGACAGGGTCGTAACCTCCAAGACCTGCTCCTCGCGCAGGTAACCTTCAAGCGCGACCACGGCGTTTCCCTCCCTTGCGATGCTTCTTGGTGCCGCCATGGCAGGTCAGGCGGTAGCTGATGAACGTGGCCAGCTCGCCGATCTCGGCTTTGATGTCGTCGATGATGGCGCCCATGATCGCGTTCACCTCCTCATAGGTGGCGCGCTGGATGGTGCGCGAGTTGTCGACGTGGGTCTTGCCGTCTGGCGTCTTGACCAGCCATTCCATTGTCCAGCGCTGCGGCTTGCGTGGCAGGCGCCCGCTGACCTTGGCGGTGTCGTTGGGCATTTCGGTGCTGTAGAAGATGGAATAGGTCATGCCGTGACCTCCGAAGCGCCGGTGCTTGGCATGCGATATCCGCGTGTCTGGCCCATGTGGCCGTGCGATGGGTGGATGATGTCCATCGTTTCCGTGAACTCGATCAGGCCTGTGCGTGCCAGGTCGTCCAGAAGGCTCGCCACTTCGCTTGGGCGCATTCCGGTGGCGCGTCGAATAGCCATGCGGCGCACCCACTCACCGCCAGCGCGATGCAGCTGCTCAAGGATGATTTTGCGAGCTGCGGCGGGATCGAAAGGCAAGTAGGGCGACCGGTTGGCGGATACAGCTGAGAGGGGCGGCGCGAACAGATTTAGTTGGCTTATGCCGTTGAAGTTGAACCCCGGCTGCGGGTGGATGCGATAGAGGTTATCCATGACTTGCACCTGCAGGCAGGTACGGGAGAACAATGCCGGCTCTACGGGGACTAACGCCTACACTCGCCGATTCAAGGCTACGGAGATGAGCCAAGCTTCGATTCCAATAACGTGCAGCTACAAAGGCATCAGTTTCGAGATCATGTTTCGCCTGCAAATGCAGGATGGTAGCGGGGAAAGCTGGTCTTACAGTCTTCGCTTCCCTCCTGGTGCGAGCGATAACCACCCCGAGGACTTCTGTTGCTTGCAGTGGTACGGGGATGATCTGGAGGCATATAACGAGGCGCTGAATTGGGCTTACCGCTACATCAATGGGCGCCTGGGGCTGGAAGATGATTTGGAGCCTGCTCCCCACAGCCAAAGTGCTGCGCCGGGCAAGCTTCCGAAGATTTGAGACTACTCTCGCAAGTTCGATAGACATGCTGTTCCCTCACATACACATCGCAGCAGGCTGCGTGCCGAGGGTGGCGTCTACGCGCTCCCAGGTTGAAAGCGGGGTGGTGTTCCAGTAGCGGTCAGCGATGGCGATGGCGGCGAAGGCCAGTTTGCTGGCGTGGGCGCCTTGTTCGGAGCCCATCTTGGTGAACACCGTGGCGGCCAGGTTGAGCTTGGCGGCGATCTCGGCGAGGGTTTCGGCGTCCTCTGCGGTGAGTGCGCGGCGTTGGGCGTCGGCAAGTTCGGTGCGCAGGGCGTCCAGCTCCTCGGTCAGGTGCTCCAGTGCCTGGGCTGCGTTGAGGCGGCTGATGGTGTGTTCGTGCTGGGCGCGTTCGGCGCGGTGGCGAAGGTTGTCGACTAGCTTACGGTTGGCGGTGGCCAGGTGTTCGAGGTCCTGCCGCGCAGCGCGGCGGCCCTCGAGGTAGCCGAGGCCGAAGACGATGGCCATTGCGGCAACGGCACCGACGAAGGCCATAATCTGGATGGTTGTGAAGTTCATTGCTGTGTCCCTCTGATGTAGAACCGCCGGCTGGTAAGGCCGGCGGGTAGGTGCTGCGCTTACTTGCCGAGGCTGAAGGTGCCGATGCTCAGCGGCACGATGCCGCCCACTTCCTGCTCGAGCACCGCCTTGAACTCGCGGGCGAACTCTTCGCGCTGGGCTTCTTCACCGACCCAGCGGAGCTTGAGCTGCGGCTCGTCGCGGCCGGTGATGACGGACAGGCGCAGGGTGATCGTGGTGACCTGCAGGCCTTCGAACGGCACGGTGGTGAAGATGAACGCCGACGGCAGGGTTTCCTGGCTCTTGGCCTCGATCTCATCCATGGCCGAACGGCTGGAGGAGAAGTCGCCGACGTTGCTGTCGCGCTGGCTGGTGGCCTTGATGGTCATGCGGCGCACGGCGTTGATGGCCTTCAGCATGTTCAGGTCGGCGTTACCGTCGAGCGCCGTCAGGTTGGGCAGCCAGTCCTCCAGCCATTCGGCCAGTGCCTGCTGGCTGTGCGGTTTTCCGACGACGCTCTGCAGTGCGGCATAGGCGGCGGTGGGCTTGAGGGTGAGGGTGGCGGTGTCATCGCCGTGGCCGGCGTGGTCGGGCTCGCCCAGGTTGAAGATGACGGTGGCGGACATAGCGTCCTGATCGATGAAGCCACCCGGGCGGGGTTGGTTGGCGTTGTCATGGGCGGCGACGTACTTAGTGAAGTCGCGCAGCGAATGAGTGCGCAGTGTTCCGCGGAAGCGATCGCGCAGGGGCTGGTACTGCTCGAGGCTGCGCAGGCTGACAGTTTCCGGCAGCACGGCCACGGACGTGCCGCCGTCGATGACGATAGGCTTGGCGGCGGCGATGATGGCCTGGGACTCGATGTGCTGAATGGCTTCTTTGCTCATTGGCATGGTGTTGCTTCCTTGTGTGGTAAGTGGGTTTTGCTGGGTCAGACTTCGCGCGCTTTAACCGGCGCGTCTTCGCGGCTGAACAGCTGCGCGGTCGGGTCGGTCTGGAACAGTTCGAGGCCGTTGGCGGTCACGTACAGCGGCGTGTCGAGCGTGGTGTCTTCGCGCTTCTTGCCGCGCTTGGTTGGCTGCACGTAGTCGAGCGTGTGCGACACGGCCACCTGGTTGCTCTGGCCGATCTGCTTGAGCTTGAAGGTCAGGGTGATCTGGCCTTGCTTGCTGTGCTCGATGACGCCTGCGGCGACGTCGGAGAGGGCGCGGCCTACCTGGTCGGCGAACACGCCGGCGTTGAGGCTGTTGATGAACTCGCTGGTGTCGGTTGCTTTCATTTGCTGTGTCCTTGTTGCGGTTGGTTACGACGCCACGCGGTCAGTGGCGGGTTGGGTGTTGCTCGGGTCGTGGGCGTCCAGCCAGGCGGCCAGATCGCGCAGGTAAACAACGGGTGGCGCCTTGCGGGTGACGTCCGTGCGGGTGTAGCGCAGGCGGACGCGGCCCTGGTGAATCAGCTTGATCAGCGACTCGACGTCGCCGATGTGCGGCAGGTACTCGGCGCGCACTTCGTCCAGCGGCAGGCAGGGCCGGTCGTAGCGGCGCAGCAATTGCTGGTAGGTGCTGCTCACGGCGCGGTCCCTCTGATCTCCCCGCGCCCCTCTGAGGTGCGTGCCGGGCTGGGGGCGGTGTGGCGCAGGCGAATGAGTTCGGTGACGCCTTCGATGGTCTTGCCCAGCTGGCGGTCGACGATATTGCCGGCGGCATCGGTGATGACGCAGGCGTAGGGCGTGGCCGGGTCGGTGGTCAGCGTGACGTAGGGCAGAAAGCTGCGCGGCAGCACGGCGAACAGGGCGCACCAGAGCCGGCCAAGGTCATCCGCGTGCGGTTGGTTGGCGCGCAGGTGGATGATGGCTTCGGCGCAGACGCCGCGCAGGGTGTCGGCCGACACCACGCTGGGGTGGTCCAGATACAGGCTGGTGAGCTTCAGCGCGCCGATTGCGTGTTGGTTGGCAGAGATTGTCATGCGGCGGCGTCCTTCTTGGTGACGGTGATGCCCAGCTGCTCGGCTAGCCAGGCGATGCCGGCCTCGGTGGCCATGACGACGCCGTAGTGCGTGTAGCTTTTGATGGCCGGGTTCCAGCGGCTGCGGGTGTCGACGAACAGCCGGCCCTGGCCGCGCTCGCTGCTGATCAGCTCGCCGGCGTGGTTGAGCAGGCCCAGCTCCCGCATGCGAGTGCGCAGCTTGCGCGGGCCGATGCCGAGCACGGCGGCGGCCTGGTCGAGGGTGCGGTTCATGGTGGCGGGCCTCAGGCTTTGGCGCTGGTGGCCGACCAGGCGCAGCAGATCACCGCGTCAACGGCTTCCTCAGGCGTATCGCCTTCGGCGCTGAAAAGGG